TTTGCCTGAAGGCAAACTGAAATCTTTCTGATTGTTGTCGTATGCCATTAATATCCACTTCCTCCACTAGAGCCTCCGCTTGAACTTCCACTTGTACTAGTAGGTAATGTGCCACTTAATGTGCTGGCTGTTGACGAACTTGTTGTTATGTTTCCATCTGCTTTTAATTTTGTGGCTGTAATAGCATCTATAATTTCAACATCAGAAACTTTTGCTCCACTTATAAAAATTTCATCATTTTCTGATTTCACTTCAAATAAACTACCAAATGCTTTTGAACCTTCTTTAGGAACAATAACAAACGTGGCTAGGTCTGGTGCTAATTCATTCATCACATATGTGCTTAATTCTGTAAAATAAAAAGTATCTCCGAATTCCCAATTTTCAAGAGCAAAGAATTGATTGATTGCTGTTATAATTCTACTTTTTAAATCACTATCGTTTGTAACTTGCTCTGTGTTTTTAACAATTTTAAAGGTTGCTTGTAAACTTGTATCTGCTTGAGAGCCAAACAAAATCTTATATTTTACTGGATGATATACCAAAGTATCACTGATAGATTTTATTTTTGATAATGGAGTATTAAAGTTTGTGTACAATGAATCATTGCTTGGTAGTAAAGGTTTAGTTGCTGTAACACCTGCTAACCATAATCTAAAATTAATATCATAAGTTCTTGTCAGTATGTACATATCAATTATATTAGATGAACTAGGGTCAAGTCTTGTATTACCATCCACTGTGTGTACATATTGAAACTTAACTTTGTCTCGACCAACATGAGCAACATAATTGGTTACATCTGTTGTTGTGTTTGTTGTTGTATTAACTTGTTTAAAACTATTACTGTCTATTAGATACACAATAGAACCATTTGGATAGTCTCCAATTGCACCTACAGACGTTTGTCTAATGTAAATGTATTCTTCTGTAGCATCACAATATTGATATCTTTCTGTACCATCTGTGTTTGTAACAAGTTTTTGAAAAATGTATTTTGTTGATGCATTTGTACTTGGATCTACAACAAGATCAAAAGCATTTGGATTATCCACTATACCGTCTTGGTCAGAATCAAATTGTGTTAATTCAATTTTAGCACTGTCTACATAACCGTTCTGTGTTCTGTATTCAGTTGATACAGCAAAATTTATATCATTGTTAAACGCATTGTTACTGTCTGGTTTTGTGTTTATTGACAGAACTGAAATTTTATCTTGAATTGTTGCTCCAGTTTTAGCATTAAAGTTTCTGTCAGCACTGTCATAAAAGAATCTTACTTCTTTTTTGCTTTCAAATACATAACGCAATCCTCTAAACGTGATTGTGTACGTAGCACCATTGTTGATACATTTTATCAACCAACTAGCATCTAATTGTTGATTTGATTCGTCGCCTGTTTTACCAACACTGAAATCTCCATAAACATTTAAATTGTTTTCATCAATGACATTCCATTTTCTAGTTTGAACATCGTAACGTATTCCAAAATTATTATAAGCAAAGGCTTGGTCTATAATTAATGTTTTAACATCATCTGAAAACTGTTTTGATAATTTAGGCAAAATTTCACTAGCAACAGCACTTGTAGGAATAACATCATTAAACTTTACAGCACCTTCACCTGTAGACGTGTTTGCTACACCATCGTTGTAAACACTTACAATTGAAGTCCAAATGTATTCTTTAGCACCTGGATGATCTGCCGCTCCTGCCATTAAACTGTTGTCTGACATAAAATGGAATCCAGTTGGTGCAGTAAATTTTACCATAGCACCTGGCTCTATATATTTTAATTGACTGGCTGTAAAAGAACCTACTTGATAATCAATAACATTTACAGCATCTATAAATTTACCTGTTGATTCATTTGTAGCATTTGTAACTTGTTGCCATACCGGAATAAAATCTGTTAAAATTATTTTTGGAAATTTTTCTATGTAAAAGTTTCTTGTTTGTTGTTTAGACAATAAAGGTTCTAATTGATTTATGATTACACCTTCTATATCTGTTTGTGTTGCAAAACTAAATGTATCTAAATTTTCTGTTTCTTCTTTGTATATTACACCGTCTGCACCAAATACATTTGTGTTACTGTATTTGCCTGTAGCATCAATTAAATCATAATATCTTGATATTCCACTTGCAGTTCTGTTTGTTGCTTTTACTTTAATAATTTCTTGATTAGTTCCAAGTGGAGCAACATTATAATCTTCACCTGTAATCATTCTGTTTTGAGTATAATAAGTTGCAGGTGCATTCAATCTAATGTTGTCGTTGGTTTCTGATGATGTTGCGTTATCAACTGTGTACTGTAAAGCAAGTGATAATGTTAAAACTTCAACTTGATTATTACTTGACACATATTGAACATCTATTTGTATGTTCTGCATATCAGCAGGAGTAATTCTTATATTTTGATTTTTACTTCTTCTGTAATAAACTTTAAAATTACCTTGCGGTAAATTTCCAAATATACCATCAGCAAACTTTAAACTGATTGAATCATCAGCACCACTTAGAACTGTGTAAATATTTCTTATGTTTTTTTCTGTTGAGTTGTATATAACATTATTACCAGTAACTGAATCAACTTTTGTCCACAGTGTGTCTTCTACTCCAGTGTTTGTATCAATAGTGTACAACCAGACATCAGTATTATTGATATTACTAGATTCTATTGCTACTGATTGATTGTTTGAAGGCACATCTATATTGAAATCACCATTATCAAGAACTCCTTGTCTAAAGTGTGCGAAAAATCCTGTGTTGTTGCTACTAGCACCTTTGCCATCATCTCGATATAACATACTAAACTTTCTGCCTGTTAAAGGTGCTTCTTCAACAATAGCACCATTGTTAAAAGATGTTGAAACAATTTCAAAAGGTAAATTTTGTCCGTTTACAGTTTTGTCGAAAGAATAAACTGGAACATCTAAACTGTTAGCATTGATTCTGTATTGATTAGTTGGAATAGCATCTATATTTTCAGATTTCACTGGATTACCAAACTTTTCATTTTCAGCCAATGATGCATTTAAAATTTTAATAAACTGTTCGTACCAATTAGTGTTACCTGAATCATTCCAAGTTACTGTTTGACCACTTAGGTTTAAGTTATTACTGTCTACAATATTTTCAGTTGTACTGATTCCTACTATTTTTAACAAACCATTTGCGGCTTGATTACGTGTTGGATTGTAACTGATCAATCTTGCTAAACGCAGAATTGATTCTCTTCTGTCTGCTGTTTCTAAAAAATTTTCTCTAGCATTTAAATCTGTTCTGAATGCCAAGTTTTGACCTAGGTAAGCAACCAAATCTATTAATGCTAGGTACTCTGAAGATTCAATATAATCGTTAAAATCTTCTGGATAATTTTGTCTAATGTATTGAATCATTGTTCTACGGATAGTATCAAAGTCGTAACTTTTGAATTCCGCATTTTTATAAGACTGGTATACTCTTTTCCAGTCTTCTGCCAATAATAATCTGTTTTGTCTATCTGTGGATGACATTGGTTTCCTTTGTTATAGCATTATTTATTTGTTTGTATAAAGTGGGCATTTAATTCAGTAATCCATTATTTTCGTCAAACGTCAGTCTAAGTTTCTCTGACACATTATATTTGACATAAGTTAGTTCAACTTCTATTTGTAAGCCTGATTCAAATGGTGTTACAAGCACTGCATCTGCTTTAATTCTTGGATCGGTCTCAATAATCTTAAGAATATCTTCTTTAATTGCTTCTTCTAGATCAGGTGTTAATGGATCATGTATCACGTCCCATATGATTGTGCCAAATTCTGGATTTTCTAATTTTTCGCCTTGTGAAATGTGGAAATGATTCAATAAATCTTGTTTGATTAATCCAATGTCATTTAGAGAAAAAGTTGTATTGTCTGGGTTCACAGTGCTGATTCCTCTGTACATTCTTTGGGTAGCAGGTGTTTGTACTGTTTGAGCCGATTTGACTGTAACTTCTTTATATAATTTTTTCTGTGCCATAATGATATTTAACCAGCAAATACTT